ATAGCAACAGCTCCAACTTTTCGACAAGGGTCTTTTGAAAAATTTGCAATAGTTTTTGCTAATTCAAAATATTTAAGCTGCCAAGCTGGTGTAATATTAATCATTTATAGGTAATTTATATGGCGCATTATGCTTATAATCTATAATCATAAAATCTTCTGGCTTTAAATTATTTATAGTACTGTCTGCATTTAATATAACTTTAGCCGGATTATGCGGCTCGAAGTATTTTATTTTATTTGCATATTCAAAATGATTGCGATAAATATGCGCGTCCCCTAATGTAAATGTTAGCTTCTCAGGAAATAATCGCATTTCATTACTTATTACTAACATTAACAATGCATGGAATAAAACATCGGAGGGTAAACCAAGCATTACATCAGAGGACCGCATGTGAACTAGCATATTTAATTTTTTTTCATGTATAAAAATTTGAAAACCATGAAAACAGGGTGGCAGCCGCATTTCTTCTATTTGATTAGGATTCCAGGCTGTTACATATAATCTTCTTGATTGAGGATTTATTTTTGCTTCTTTTATTAAATTTTTTAATTGATTTACACCTTGACCGTTATAATTATTCCACTGATATCCGTATATAGGGCCTAAATCGCCGTTGCTATCTGCAAAATCATTCCAATAATTACAGCCTAATTTATTAAAATCTTTAATATTAGTATAACCATTTATAAAAGCTATAACCTCGCCAATAACGCCTTTATAAAATATTTGCCTATGTGTAAATAAAGGAAAGCTATTAGCTAAATTAAAATGTATAGAAACGCCAAATTTAGAATAAGCGCCTACGCCTGTTCTTTCTTCTTTACGTAAAACACCATGATTTAAAATTTTATGTATTAAGTTTAAATAATTTTTTTCGTTTACTAACTTATTATTTATTGTCATTTTTATTTTTTAAATAAGCGCCGTAAAAACTAGCGTAGTTTATTAAATCTAATACTGAATCATATGCTGACTCAAAATTAATATTTTCTTTACTAGTAACTACAGCTTCAATACGTTTAACTTTTGTCTGTATCATTTGCAAATAAGATAAATCGCCATAAGGAAAATATTCTTCTTTTGCTTCAGAATTTTTTGAATCATAATCTTGCGCTTTTAATTTCTGTAAATTAGCGGCTTCTTTTAATACTGAATGCATAATTAATCTCTATTTAAAAAATCTAACTTTCCTACAAAATCTGTATGATCTGGCTCTCGCCAACCTTCTGGCTTGATAAGATCAGGCAAAAGATAAGGATTAGGGCGCTTACTTTTAAATCCGCGAGTTTTTTTCATATTTGCTTTATGTACTGTTCGCCAGGCTTCATCTATACGTACATCAAAACAATCTAGCGTGCCTAAAGCTACAACTATAATATCGATTAAAGCATCAACCACATCTTCTGGATTTTGCTCTTCAATACTTAAATAAAGTTCTTGCAGCTCTTCATGTATAAAATCAGCTCGAAATTTTAAATAATCTATAAGTAAAGATTTATTTTTATACTGAACTAAATCATTTATAAAATCTCTAATATGATATTTATTATTAAGATGTTTTATATCATCAACCATGTAATTTTTAATACTCATACTTGCACCCCTTTTTTAAGATCATTTAATTTTTTTTCTAATTCTAATTTATAATTAGGAGCTATAAATACTCCGGCTTTTTCTTTTCTTTCAACAATTAGTAATTGATTCTCAAAATATGTTATTAAGTTTTCTACAGTAAATTTCATGATTCCTCCCTGTTGTATGGATCACATGCATACCAAAATTTACAACTGTCAAAGTCTGGATTATCTTCCTTAAACATAATACAAAGATCATCAATAAAACTTTGTCTAGCTAACTTTCCAGTTGAAGTTGAGTTATTTTTAATTACTTTAGCAATTTTTATAAAATCTTTTTTTGTCATCTTTAACCCTCCATAATTTTGTAAAGATAATTTATTATAAACTAGTTTATATATAAAAGTATATGTTTTTATATATTTATTTCCAACTATTTATCCAATCAGTTCTTTTAATATTATTAGAATTTTTTTGCATTATTTTTTTATGTTCTGTATTGTTACTTTTAAAATTATTAATAGCATGCTCTAATTTATTGTAATTAGGCTGCAGTATATATAAGCCCGCTAGAGCATAAACAAAAGTATCTAGTGCTTCGTTACGTGTATTTTTTTTAACCCATTCAAATTTTTTGCGTCCTTTAACATATTTAATAATTCTTTTTTCAGCTGTAAGCTGCATAAAATATTCTTCATCAACTGTAGCTGGGAAATGTATAGTTTCTTCTTCTGCTTTTAATCTTGAATAAATAAATTCTTTAGCTGTATCTGAGCCAACTGGAAATAAAATATTTCTAGCTCTTCCTATATACGAAGGGCGGCCTGCAATAGGTTTATTAGATTGTGATTGCCCTTTAATAGCATATATTTTTCTATGCGTTCTTGTTTTACAAAAAGCGTAAACCTGTTGTGTATGATGTCCGCCAGAGTCAATACAAGAACAATTAATTCTTAATTTTTTATTATCTTCTCGAATATAAAAACCGTTTAAATATTTATCTAAATCTTTCCAAACTAAACCGCTCGAAGGATCGCCAAAAAATATTTTATAATCTAAAACCCAAGCTTCATTATTATGACCCCACCCAATTACCTGGGCTTCAAGTCTATCGCCTTGTACATCAACCCCACAAGTTATAACTAATACTTCATTAGGTATTAATGAAGCATCATAATTACCGCGCTTATGTAATAAGCCAGTATGATCTATGCTTTCCCCAGGGTCATCAAAACTTTTTCCTAAAGCAGTATTTACCCATGTTTTTAACATTTCCGCCTGGCCTTTTACTGCATAGAAATCCATAGCCATTTCTTTCCATGTTCGCCAGGGGCTATATAATTCTGATAAATGAAATCCTGCAATTTTATTAGTTTCTTTAGAAGCTATCCATTTACCTTTTTGTAGCATGCTCTGTTTTTTTGATTCGGGAATTATTTGCTCGCAGTGCTTACAAGTATATTCGGCAGTTTCAGGTTTGCCAGATTCCCAATGTATTTGCTCCCATACTAACTCTTGGTATTCATTACAATGCGGGCATGGCACGTGGTAATAACGTTGATCGGATTCTTCAAAAGCAATTTCAATTCTTGATAAGCCTTTTATAGTAGGAGTTGAAGTTATAAAAATTTTTCTGTTCCAAAATGTAGTAGTTCTTTTCATTGCTAAGTTAATCGGGTCACCTTCAGCGCCAGCTGAATGTTCATATCGATCGATTTCATCACATAAAAGAATTCTTATAGGGCGTGATGCGAGGCCTGCTGCTGAGTTAGATCCAACAATATTAAT